CGACGCGCTCATGAAGCGGTCGACCACGGTATGAAGTCGGTCGGGGGTGAGGATGACGCTGTTGCGGATGGCCACGGGCGGTACCTCCTGGCGGTGTGGTGGGGAAGCTGAGGGGGAGGCCCCGGCGCGGTGCCAGAACCTCCCCCGGAGGCCGATCAGTCGTTCAGGATCTCGCGGGCGATCGTCTTGAGTTCGTTGCGCGTGTTCACCTGGAGGACGTCCTCGTCGTAGGCCTTGTCGTCGAACTCCTCCAGGTCGTCCTCGGTGAGGGGCTCGATGTCCCAGTCGTCGGCGAGGTCGCGCTCCTTCACGGGGGTGATGTAGTAGGTGGTCTTGTTGTTCTTGCTCTGCTTGGAGACGGAGAAGTAGAGGTCGTCCCGGTTGATCGGGGCGGTCTTCTTGTCCTTGGAGTAGTTCTTGAGGATGTCCGCGACCATCGGGCCGAACTGCCAGATCTTGATCTGCGGGTCGTCGGGGTCGGTGAAGTCCACGACGTTGAAGCAGACCTGCTGGGAGGGCTTGTCACCCGCGTCGTCGCACAGCGGGCAGCGGGACTCCAGGCACGTCCAGGACCGCTTGCCCTTGCGCTCGATCCAGTGCTGGAGGAAGACCAGGAACGGCTCCTCGTCAAGGATCTTCACGACCACGGCCTCGCCGGTCACCTTGAAGTTCTCGGGGAAGGAGGACGTGGCGCTCTTGGTCTTCTCGTACGAGCCCCAGCCCTTGCCGCCGACCTTCGGGGCGGGCTCGTCGTCCTCGTCGTCGTCCTCCTCCTGGGAGCGGCGCGAGCGGCGGGAGGCGGGGGCCTCCTCGGTATGAAGCGAGTCGCGGCGCGAGCCCCGGCGGGAGCCACGGCGCGGCTGGTCGTCCTCGTCGTCGTCCGGGAGGTTGCTGTCCTCCGGCTCGTCGGCGGGGGTGTACGCCTCGGTGGACGCAGCGGTGCGGCGGCGGGTGAGGGTGCGGGGCATCAGGTGTTCTCCTGCTGGTAGAGATGGATGTACGACTTGTCCTCGGCTGTGTTCAGCCGGGCCTCTTCGACGTCGGCGGCCAGCGCAGTGGCCAGGTACTCGGAGGCGAAGTTTTCGAGGGTGTCGGCGCTCTGCGGTCCGGGGAGGTCATCGGAGTCGACCTCGATCTCGGCGCCGAACTCGACCCACTCGAAGTTGCCCATGCTGACGTGGTGCTTGGCGCTGCGGGTGATCTTCACTGCTCGGCCAGCCTCTTGAAGAGGTCGATGACGCGGGCGGTGAAGTTGGTGCCCTTGATCGGCTTCTGGTGGGAGACCAGGACGCCTTCCTCGTGCGCGATGCGGACGATGCCCTCGACCTGTTCGCGGGTGTAGAGGCGGCGACGGCCGCGCACGTCGTCGTCCCGTCCAGGCGACTGGAAGGTGGACTTGGGGATGATCCCCTCGCGCTCCCACTTGCGGATGGTCACCGGCTGGCGGCCCAGGGCCCGGCCGAGTTGGCCGACGGTGAAGAACTCGGTCTCGACGCCGCCCACGTTGTACCTGCGGGGCTTGGCGTCCCAGTCGGCCGCCGACGGGGCGGCCTTGGTATGAAGTCCGTTGCGGTTCTGGTGGCGGACGATCGGCTTGGTGGAGCCGGGGTAGAACTGCTCCCCGATCTCGGCGAAGTCCTGCTCGATGCTGGCGAGGCTGCTCATGTGGTGGTTCTCCTCAGCCCTGGAGCGGCTTGAAGGCGTACGAGACGTTCTCGGTGAACAGGGCGTCGAGTTCCTCGTCGGAGATGACGCCCTCCTGGTTGAGGACGTACAACTCGTCCTGGTCCAGGACCGTGGTGGTGACTTCCTTGTAGACGCGGTCGCGGATGCCCTTCTCGTTGACCAGGGTCTCGACGGCGTCCTCGTCCAGGCCGACGGAGGTGCGCTTCTCGCGCTTGACCTCGGTGAAGCGCTGGCCGTTGACCTCGATGGGCGCCGGGAGTTTCCAGAACTTGGAGCCCTTCTCGTCGGTCTCCCCGGTGGCGTCCACGAAGGCGCTGATCTCGTCGCGCAGGTGGTTCTTGCGGGTGACGACCTGGGTCTCCTGGAACTTCAGGACCAGGAACTGCCGGACCTTCTCGATGGGGTTCTCGGGGTCGAGGTTGATGGGCTTCTCGACTCGGCGGGTGGTGCGTCTCTGGACGGTAGCCATAGAGCGGGTGCTCTCTTTCTTCCGGAGTAGTTGGTCGATCGAGTAGTGACTCTACACTACGGAATCACTGTTGTCGATTCACGATTACGGCTTCTTAGTACGTAACCTCGTCGACTCGCGAGGGGACCGACTGACCCAGGCGGGTGGTGCGGCGGTCGGCGTACCGACGGGCGTCAGCGTCCGTCTGGTCGCGGCGCACGTCCGTCTCTGCAACGTCCTGGTAGACGGTGACGACGCGCTTCTCAGCCGGGTCCACGACGGCCACGAGGTCCCCCCGAACGTGCCGAACCTGTCCAGGAACGCGGCCCGAGGGGTAGGTATGAAGCGGCTCGTTGGCCGCGAGAAGAACGTCCGCGCTGGTCCAGCCCTTGGCGGCGGCCTGCTGCTGCGCGTGGTGGGTCAGCCGGTAGGTCGGCGCGTCCGTGACGGGCGCGGACCAGGTGATGCCGAGGCTTTCTGCGATGGTGGCCATCTCGGTCTCCTCTGTTCGACTTGCTGTTCGAACCTTGTGAGGAAGACACTACGTAGCACTCCGGCATATGTCAACGACTTTGCGTCATCCGTTTGACAAGTTCACCAGAGGTCGGCGACGGCACCACGCCGAGCCAGACGGACGGGGGTCAGATCCCAGTCCTCCTGCTCCTCGGGAGGGCGTATGACGTCCTCCAGCCCCTCACGGAGCAGGACGTCGAGCGGTTCTTCTCGCATAGCTTGATATTGACATGCCGCTACGGCTTTAGAACCACTCGACGTCCGCCATGAGATCCTGAAAGTTACGCCGCTTCCAGGCACTGCGTCAGGGTCACCAGGTCGTTCTCGATGCGCCCCTTGTCGTCCGCACCACGACCGTCGGTGATGGCCGAACCCACCCGCCTCTTGTGAGCGAGCATGGCGTACTTCCTGGGCTCCGTGGTGCCCTGCGTGATCGCGTTCAGCACGTAGATGTTCTTGAACAGGCTGCTGGCGCGGTCGTGCCTCTTGTTGATCTGGTCCTGCTTGCCGGACGACCAGGCCAGGTCGTAGTTGATCAGGTAGTTCGCCATCCACAGGTCGGTGCCGAAGGCCCCGGCGTGGCTGGAGAGGAACACCCGGCATCCCTCCTCCGTCTCGAACCGGCTCGCCGCGTAGGCCTTGGCCCCGGCGCTCATCCGGCCCGTGTACGTGACGGCCACACCCTCCGGCAGACGCTCGGCGATCAGGTCGAGCATGTCCGGGTTGACCGAGAAGACGATCACCTTGTTCTTCGGCGTGGCCAGGATGTCCGTCACTGTCTCTACCACCGCGTCCAGTTTGGGGGTAGCGGTGACATCGTCGAGCACGCCGTCCTGCCACACCTCGTAGGCGTACTTCGAGCCGGGCCAGGTCTTCTTCACGGCACCGCCCTGCCTCGCCTGCTCGCTCTCCTCATACCGCTGCCCGGACATCACGATGAGGTCCGGGTGGTTCAGCAGCATGTCGAGCGCCTGCATGCGGGACATGATCTTGCCCTGCTGGCTGTTCTCGTTCGGGGTGTCCCCGCCGTGGTAGTGGGCGAACAGGTCGAAGTCCGTCGTGTTGGGTCCGAGCGCGTGCAGCTCGGCCAGCAGGTCAGCGGAGATCCGCTTGTAGGCCTTCTTCGTCCTGGGGTCCAGCGTCACCGGGATGGTGCTCTCCTGGACCTGCGGAAGGTACGGCTTGACGTCGTCGTCCATGCGGGTCTTGCGCACCATGGCGTCGGCCAGTTTGGCGTGCAGGACGGGCAGATTCTTGTAGTGCTGCACGCCTCCGAACTTGTTGCGGACGATGTAGGTCTTGTCGTACAGGTCGAACCGGCCCAGCACGGTGTCGTCGACCCACTGCATGATGCTGAACAACTCCTCCGGCCGCCCGTTCTCCACCGGGGTGCCGGTGAGCGCGTAGCGGTACGGCGCGGTGAGCCGCTTGATCTTCCGGGTGCGCTGGGCCTTGAACGTCTTGATGGCAGTCGCCTCGTCCAGCACGATGCACTCGGGCTTGATCCGGCGGACGTAGTTCCAGTCGTTGACGACGTTCTCGTAGCCCATGATCACGAAGTCCGGCCGGTACGTCTTCACCTTGACGTACTGACCGGCCCGCTTCTTGGTGTCGCCGTCGATGAGGATGCAGTAGTCCTCCGTCGGCACGGTGATCTCCTGGGTCTGGCCGTCCTCGCGCACCTTGATGACCCGGGTGGGAACGTCGGTGAGTTTGGCGATCTGCTTGGCCCACTGGTACTTCAGCGAGGCCGGGACCACGATGACGGCGGTCTCGACCTCGCCCTCGGCCAGCAGCTCCTCGATGGCGGCCAGGGCGATGGGCGTCTTGCCCAGGCCCATCTCGTAGGCGATGAGGAGCGACCCGCGCTCGACGGCGCGGGCCACAGCATCCTCCTGGTACGGGTGCAGGTCGATGTTCAGCACTGGGAGTACTGCCGATCGAACTGCCCCCGGGTGCGCGGTCGGCGGGCGAAGGGGACGCCCGGGGTGTAGTGCCCCTCCTGGATGTGGTCGGGGTTGGCGCACATCCGCCGGGTACAAGCGCGGTGCTTCTGCCCGGCGCCCCCGGTGATGAACGACAGCAGGCTCTGGCCCCGGTAGGTGGGCCGCGTAGCAGTCGACTGGAAGATCAGGCAGGCGGAGTCCGGGTCGGGCTCGACGCGGTCCCAGAAGGCCTGTCCCAGGTGCTCGTAGCCTTCAGGCGCCAGCATTCGCGGCCTCCTGGTGGGTCATGTGGAAGCCACGGCACCTGGGGCACTCGTAGACGCGCACCGGCAGGAACTCGCGGGTGCTGTCCTTCTTGCGCTGGATCCGCTGCATGTCGAGCAGCGCGGAGACGCGGTCGGGGAAGCGGCGCTTGCCGCAGGTATGAAGTCGGCGCTTGTTGTAGGGCATGACGGGCTCCTTAGAACCGTGCGAGGACGGATGAGTAGGCGTTGTCGACGGCGTAGGTGATCTCGCTGTCGGTCATGTCTCCGGGGTCCTTGGCGGACGTGTGGGAGTAGTCGAGGAAGCGCAGAGTCAGGCCTCGTCCGACCCACTCCTTGCGCAGCCGGGCGCAGGCCTCGACTCCGGCCTTGTCGTTGTCCAGTGCGATGACGACGGTGTCGAAGTGGTCGCGGATCAGGGACATCTGGGCGTCGGAGACTCCGGCGCCGAAGGCGGCCAGCCCGGCCTTGTATCCCGCCGCGCGCAGCCGTGCCACGTCGAGGGGCGACTCGACCAGGATGGCCAGGTCGTCCTCGTAGGTATGAAGCCCGAAGAGGGTCTTGGACTTCGTCATGGAGTTGGGCCGGTTGCGGAAGTAGCGGGAGTTCTTTTCCTGCCAGCCCCAGAGCATGCCGGTGTCGGGGCAGCGCACCGGGACGATCCACATGTCGCGCTTGGGATCCCAGAGCACTCCGGCGGCCTCGGCGTCCTGGGGGAAGAACATGCGCTCTGCGCAGGCGGCCAGCGGCGGGGTCACGTACAGGGCCAGCGAGGCCTCATTGATGTGCTTGGTCGTGTCGACCTGGCTCGGCTGCTTCTTCGCCAGGAACTTCTTCACCCGCTCGATGCCGCCGCGCCCGCGCACCCACACCGCCGCGTCGCTGTACGGGATGTCGAGCACGTCCTTGACCAGGACGACGAACGGGCCCCGGTAGCCGCAGGAGAAGCAGTTGAAATAGCCAGCGTCGGAGTTGATAGAGAAGGATGGGTGCTTGTCTTTCTTTCCCGTCCGCGCCTCGTGCATGGGGCACGGCATGTGAATCTCGTCGCCGTTCACCTTGTAGTCGAGACCGATCTCGTCCAAGCAGGCGGTGACGTTTCCCGGAATGGGGGTGCCTACTGCGTCCCAGCCCTTGGCTTTCGCTCGGACCATTACTGATACCTCTTTTCCACATGCTTCAGGTAGTCGTACATTTCCCACGCCTGCGGCCCCCGGTCAGCCCAGGTTCCGTAGGTGAGGACCCTGATATGCCCGAGGCCCCTGATCCGGTGCATTTCGCTGGCGTATATCAGATTCCGGTCACGGGGATTGCGGTTGTTCTCCCGGCACCAGAACAGGAACTCCCGGTGGTTCCCGGCGAGGACCACCAGGCGGGGCTCAGAAGGCGCCGACGTATCCATCGGTGTTCTCCTCGTCCATGGCGAAGGGGTCCTCGTTGAGTTCCTCGAACTTGCCGGTCTCCCAGTCCCACTGGCAGTAGGTCTCCAGGGGCGGGCAGTTACGGGCCAGGACGACCTTGATCTTGTTGATGTTCGCGTCCTCCGTGGACTCGACACCGAGGATCACGTCGGAGTCCTGGGCGAAGGAGGACGAATATCCGATGGAGTCGGACGTGATGCCCTTCTTCTTGTTCATCTTCCATTCCAGGACCTGCGTGGAAATGACGATCGGGAGTTGCAGGTTCTTCGCCATGCGCTTGAATCCTCGGGTGAGGTTGGTAAGCGCCTGGCTGGATCCCTGAGCCTCGCCGAGTTCGTCCTGCATCATGTAGATGCCGTCCACGAATACGATCGTCGGCTTGATGTGGTCGATCTTCGACTGCACACCGGTAAGCGTCGTTGCATTCATGGAGTCCGAGGAAAGGAAGAACGAAGGCATAGCCTCCAGTTCTCGCAAGGCCCTTTCGAGTTTGTCCCACTCGGCCTTCTTGAGCGTTCCATTCCTCAGCCGGGCGTGGGAAATCCCCGCGCGGATGGCGTCGAATCGTTCCTCCTGCTCCTCGTTGCTCATCTCGAAGCCGATGAACAGCGGGCGCTCGCCGTGCAGGTGGGCGGCCATGGCGGCCAGCAGGAGCAGCGTCGACTTACCGGCCTTCGGTGGGCCGACGAAGGTGACCAACTGCTCCTTCTGGAGGCCCTGGGTGGCCCTGTCGATCGTCGTGAAGCCGGTGGGGATCCCCCGGAGCCCGTCGGGCAGGTCCTTGAGCGTGAGGTACCGCGCGAGGCGCTGCTGGCCGGTCTCCGTCAGGTCGGTGTCGCGGGCGTTGGGTACGGCCGAGGCGATGTCTGCGAGGGTCTTGTGCAGGGCTGCCATCGCGGCCAGCGCGTTGCCCTCTTCGTGTGCGTCGACCGAGTCGGCCAGGCCCTGCTCCAGCAGGGCCAAAGTATGAAGTTCCCGCAGCCGGTCGGTCAGCACGTGCATGCTGTCCTCGACGCGGACGAACTTGTAGGTGGGGAAGTCCGTCTTGATTGTGGCCAGGGACGGCACCTCGCCGTAGGTGCCCTTGTGCCGCAGGATTGCCTTGAATACGGCCCGGTTGTCCGGGTCGCCGAAGAAGTCGGGGGTGATGCCCGCGTCCGCGACGTCAGTCAGGTCCTTGTCCTGGATGACGCGGGAGACGAGCAGCCGCTCGAAGTCCGCCACTACATGGCTCCGATCAGGGTGGTGGGTACGGCAGGGAGCATGCGTCCCTTGCTGCCGTAGATCAGGTGGTGTTCGTTGTCGAAGATCGCTGCGACGTCCGGCATGTGTGCCAGGCGGCGGGCCAGCTTCTTCGGCTCGTCGGCCCAGATGCGGCCGATGGGCAGGCCCTCGATGTCGAGGCGCCATTCCAGGGCCTCGGCGAACTCGTCGCCCAGGTAGGTGATGACGTCGACCGAGTACCGGTGGCGCCATACCGTGTCCCAGATAACGTGGGCCAGCGGCTCGTTGATCTCGTAGGCCTTCACCGCGCGCTTCCACTGGTGAGCGCGGCGGGCCACGGCTTCGCCAGCTCGGGTGCGTGCGGTGGGCAGGTTGCCCAGGAGGCCTTCGAAGACGACGACCAGGCGCGGGGAGACCTCGTTGCTTATGTCCCCGCCCTGCATCAGGTTCGCTCCGCGTCCGCGCGGAGCCAGATATGAAGCCGGTTGCCCCGGACCTCGCGCCGGTCGCTGTAGCGGAAGGGCCGGAAGCCGAGGCTCTTGGCTCGGGCCCAGGCCAGGCGCTTCAGCATGCTGACGGTGTGCTGCTGCTCGGGGAACCTGCCGGTGGGCGTCGCCGGGATCTCGTCTTTGTAGACAATGGACAAAACCTCGTCCTCGAAGGGGAGGACCATCTGCTCATGCTGCACGGCGGTCTCCTCCGACGATCGTGAGGTGGGTGAAGGCCTCCTGGATGAAGGAGCCCATCGTGGGGTTGTAGACGGCGCCCCACTCCCGGGGCGGGAGGTTCGAGGTGACCAGGGTGGGCAGGGCCTCGCGGTGGCGCTGACGCAGGAGGGTGTCGAGCAGGCCTTCGGCGTAGCCGGTCTTGGTGCGGTGCTCCTTGCCGACGTCGTCCAGGAGGAGGACGGGGGCCTTCTCGGCCGCCACGATCTTGTCCTGGATCTCCCACCAGCGGGCGACGGCTTCGGGCTCGTGCCGGTCCTGGAGGCCCATCTTCTCGATGGAGTCCTTCACGAAGTCGGCGTAGGCCAGCCAGTGGACCGGCAGGCGCTTCTCGAAGTAGACCTCCAGCAGGGTGGCCGTGGCCAGGGAGGTCTTGCCGGTGCCGGGAGGGCCGACGAACAGCAGGCCCTTGCCGATCTGGGACCAGTCCTCGGGGTACTGGTCGAGCGGGCGCTTGTCGGTGACGTAGTGGTCGCGCAGGTTGTCGAGCCAGGTCTGGCAGGCGGCGCGCGGCGCGGCGTCCGCCACGGTATGAAGCCGCAGGTGGCGGTAGTGCGCCGGGATGCCGTACTCCTTCAGGCGCAGGGCGTGGACCCGGGGGTCTGTCGCCATGGTCGGTACCTCCTGTGGTGGTGGGTCAACGCTCAGCAGGCTACCACAGTTATTGCTTCTCGAATACGCCTTTGGAATGCGTAAGGGGCGGACCGCCGCAGCAGCCCGCCCCTTCGGGTCGGTCAGGACCAGTAGTCCTCGTTGAACCGGTTGTCCTCCATCGCGCTGACTGCCTTGCCCAGTCGCTGGGTCAGCAGCCCCCGGGCGGCCAGGAAGTCCTTCCAGGCGACCACGTTGTCCGAGCGCTGCCAGGACGACGACCAGTAGGTGATGATCATCTGGCGGATCTCGTCCCGCTCCGTGCCCTGCGCCATCCACCGGCCGAAGTTGCCGGTGAGGGCGGAGAGGTTGGTCGTGCCGGGTACCGGGTGGCCCACCTCCTGGGCCCGCTTGTCAAAGAACAGAGCCAGTTCCTCTGACGGCCGCGTGGAGCGCTTCCTGGGAGGTCGCTGGACCGGAGGGGCCGGGACGTCCTGCGAGGCCGGGAGATCGCCGTAGAGACTGAACGACGGGGTGCTCTCCTCCAGAGCCTGGGAGACCACGAACGCCGGGTCGAGTTCCCTCTCCGCCTGGGCCTGCTCTTCGGCTACCTGCTTCCGGGACTTCTTCCGGCCGCCACGCTTGGGTGCCGCGACGGCCCCCCAGCCCTTGGCTCCTGGCCTGGTCACAGGTTCGTCTTGCAGGGCGTCGCCCTGGAGATACGAAGTATCTCTATTACTTCTAGTAGGGATATTGGGGTTGGGTGAAAACTTCGACACAGGGGGTGCAGAATCTGCACTGCTCAGGGGTGCAGATTCTGCACCCGGGGAGGTCACCGGCCACTCCGCCACCGGCTTGATACGCCGGACCACGGACTTGTAGCGCAGGGCCTCCACGGGCGCCTCGTCGTCCGGCACGTGCTCGACGACTCCCTGCTCCTCCAGGGTCGCCAGCGAGGCGTACGCCTGCCGCTTGGAGACGCGCGCCTTGCCCGCGATGGTGTCAGCGGACTCCCAGCACATGCGGTGGGTGTCGTTGGCGGCGTCGGCCAGCGCGAGCAGCACCAGGCGGGTGGCCAGGCGCGTGTCGGAGTACGAGAACACCTCGGACATGATCAGGATGCTCACTCGGCGACTCCGAGGAAGCGATAAGTATGAAGCGATATCCCCATGCTAGGGTCTCTCTCATCTCGGGGTTTGTGGTGGGCCTCGGGGTGTGGTGGGCAAAGGCCCCCGGCAGTGGCTTGTAGGTCTTGAACCTCGCCAGCGCCGGGGGCCTTTGCGTTACTCACTCCGAGTCGAAGTCGAGGCCCTTCTCCTCGATCTCCGCCCGCGTCAACTGGACGACCTTCTGTCCGGCCGGGATCCGGCCACGGCCGCGACGGCTGTAGTTGCCCTCGTCGTCGACCAGGTAGGCGAACGTCTTGGTCTCGTCACGCGGACGGCCACGGCGACGGCGCGGGGTCGACTCCTCTTCCTCCTGCTCCTCGGCGGCCGGAGCCTCCGAGGCCTTCTCCTGCTGGGCGGCGTCGCCCAGGGTATGAAGCGCCTTGCGGAGCAGTTCGGTCAGCGGGCGCTCGCGCACGTCGGCCTGGTTGATGACCGCGTTGCGCTCGTCCTCCAGTCGGAAGGCGTTGTAGGCACCCTCCAAAGCGGCGCGCACGAGGAGCAGGTCGATCTCGGTGTCCGGGACCGCCTTGGCGGCCTCCTGCTGCGCCTTGTGCTGCGCTCGGGCGACCTCCTGCTCCAGGCTCTCCTGGTTCTGGATGTCCTCCTCGACCGGGTCTGCCTCCGGCTCGGGCTCCGGCTGGGCCTTGCGGCGACCGCGACGCTTCGGCGCCTCCGGCTCGGGCTCCGGCTCGGGCTCCGGCTCGGGAGCGGCCTCGGGCTCGTCCTCGGTCAGCGGCTCCTCTTCCACCTCGACCGGCTCCGGCTCGGCACGGCGTCCGCGACGGCGGCCACGCTTCGGCGCCTCCGGCTCAGGCTCCGGCTCCGGCTCCGGCTCGGGAGCGGCCTCGGGCTCGCTGGCGAAGGAGATGTCGTCGAGTCCGGCCGTGAGGTCCTTCGCCTTGATCCCGGCGGCCTCGGCCGCGTCCAGGAGGAGTTCGGCCTCCTCGCTGCCCTCGTCGCCCCACAGGAGGATGACGTGAGCGTCGCCCACGCTGTCGGCCTTCTTCAGCAGGTCGACGATCCCGGCGGTGACGTTGGCCGTGCGCACGACCTCCTCGGCGTCCTTGAGGATGGAGTCCACGGCGCGGCTCTTCTCGCCGTCGGTGACCGCGATGAACGGGATGTCCGCGTACTCCGACCACTCCAGAACGGCCTCCAGGCCGTCGGACAGGTGCTTCTTGGTGATCGGCAGGATGAGGGTGACTTCCCGCTCGGTGGGCTCGGGGAAGCCGTCGGCGTCGTCCTCGCCCAGGCCGACGAAGTCGTTCAGCAGGGCCTTGACGTTGTCGATGTCGGTGTCGGCGGAGCCAGCGAAGGCGAGGGCGATGGGGTCGGTGCTGCTCAAGTCTGCTCCAGGTGTGGTGTGTTTGCCGCCTTGATCGGCGACGAGGAAGACGTTACCGGTTACGGCTTCTAAAAGCAAGAAATCCCCGCTTGTCTAGCGGAGATTTCAAGTGGCTTGACAATCAGGGCAGGTCGGGGACCCTCCGGCCGGTGGACGGATGCCTGCGGGGAAGTCTCAGCGGCGGTGCCTCCGTCCCCCCGCGCACCTGGAGATGCAGCAGTGCCACCGCTCCCGCAGCCGCCACGGCGGCCAGCCACGGGACAGTCAGCCGCTGGGCCTCAAAGGCCAGGCCGACCACCGCGAGCGGCTGGAGCCCGGCCGGAAGGGAGAAGGGCAGGACGACGAGCAGCCACTCCCACGCCGTGAACGTGGCGAGGGCGATCAGCGCGAAACGCAACCAGTCCATGGCTCAGACCGCCGACGCGGTGAGGTCGATGGACTTCGACAAGGCGGCAGTCGGGCCCGGGACCTCGGCCACGTCCGCGACTGCCTGTGGCAGGGTGCGCCGCAGGACGGACTCCAGGGCCGTGACGATCTGCTGGACGGCCTCTGCGCTCAAGGCGTTGCTGCTGGCCGGGACGACGGCGCTCTCCTCGACGTACTCCTCGACGGTCCCGGACGGGATATGAAGCCGGATCTCCGCCTCCGCGATCAGCGTGTTCTGGAGCCGGGCGAACCAGGAGTACTTCTTCAGCAGCGAGTGGTAGAAGGTCGTGCCGGACACCCACGCCAGGAACGCGGCGACGACGGCGGGCGCCCAGTAGAAGTGCTGGGGGTGCGCCTGGTAGACAGCCCAGAATCCGGTGGCAACCGCTAGGACGGCATGCGCCGCTCCCTTGACTGTGCTGTTGGTGGACGGCTTGGAGAACAGAGCGACCACGGCCGGTAGGCCCAGGCCGACGACGAGGGAGGACACGTCGGCGTAGTTGGTGAACATGCTTGTCCTTTACGGGTTGGTGGTTACTGGGTGGGGAGTACGGCATATTGCGGAATCGCGGCACTGATTCCCAAAGGCGTATTCTCGTCGAGCAGTGTGCGGATGAGGTAACTCCGCTCGACCCGGTTCTCGTAGTAGTAGGAGCGGGTCAGGTTCGTCGTACCGCCGGTCTCCCACAGATAGTCCGCGCCCATGGAGCCGTCGAAGTAGTCCCGTACGGCCGCGCCTTCTTCGATCAGCACACCGTCGACCCAGAAGATGCTCGCCAGGCCCGGCGTCATCGTGCCGTGCAGGACGTTCATACCGAGGTACAGCGTGGACGTGGTCGGGGTGAAGGTGACCATCATCGTGCGCCAGCGCTTGTTGCTCGGGTCGATGGCGTTGGCTGCCTGCGCCCATGTCTTCGAGGCGTGCTGGGTCGCTCCGGCTCCTGCCCACGGTGCGATGGCCCCGCAGCCCTGCGCGATGGCCACCTTCGCCGAGAACGTGTACGTGCGGCCCGGGATCAGGCCGGACACCGGGAAGGCGATCCCCGAGTCAGCAGGAGCCCCCGCTGGGACCGTCACCTTGAGGGCCTGCGTGCCCTTCCAGCAGAAGGCGTCCGCTGCGAGGGTCGCCGTCCCGGTGGACCCGTACCCGGTGATGCCGGATTCGAAGTTGGGGTTGCTCGCGTAGTTGAGCCGGGTCGGCTTGATGACGACCTGGATCGTGCGGGCGTTCTGGTAGGCGCTCGGGCCGGTCGCGCCCAGGGGAAGCGGTTCGAACTGCACCGCGTCGAGGATCTGGTGCTTGTTCGCCGACATGCTGGTGAACTTGAACCCGACGGCCGCGTACGCCGCCCTCTTCCAGGCGTAGCCGCCCCCGGAGACGGGGTAGTCGGCCGGGCCGGTGAACGCGGCGTACTGGCGTGTGTAGGAGCCCGCAGCACCCGAGGTGAGTGCACCGCTGGTGATGCCGACGCGTGCCATGGCCGGGTCGATGCCGAGGTAGGGGTAGTGGGCGAAGTCCTTGAACGCTGCGGCCGGTGACTTGACGCCCGCCTTGAGATGACCCTGCACCACCATCTGCCCGGCCATCGGCCTGAGCGGCTTGGGGCGCGGGATCTTGATGGCGAGGCGGCCGTCGATCTTGACGTCGCCGTCCAGCCTGGGACCGTACGTCTTGAACTGCTTGATGACGATGCCGCCGGAGACCCCGAAGACAGGCGCGAAGTCGTCGTCGTTGACGAAGGTGATGTTCGGCATCAGGTGACCGCCATTCCGACCTTGGTGGCAGTGCTGAGAGTCGCGTCAGTGATCGAGAGCACCTGTGTTCCGTTCCTTTTCACGATGATGTTCGAGCCGGAGTAGGAGACCGTGACGCGGTCGCCGTCGGTGAGGGTCTGCGAGTACGGGAAGGTGGCTGCGACCACACCGGAGGCGATGCGGTACAGGGCGGTGCGCCCGGCTCGCCAGTAGTTGGTTGCGTCCTGGAGCCGGAAGACGACGCCCTGCTTGAGGGTGTTGCCGGGGTTGGTCAGGAACGTCGCCGACACCGTGCCGTCCGCGTGGCCGGGGATCGTGGCGATCGAGGCCGTGGCGCCGACCGGGTAGGCCGAGCCGCCCCCGTACCCGCCGGAGGTCCACTGACCCAGCGTCTCGGTCCAGGAGGCCGCACCGAGGTCCGTGGTGCGTGCCGTCCAGTCGGCCCAGCCCTGGGTGAAGGAGTCGAAGACGTTGTAGGTCGGGACCGCGTCGGAGTACAGCGCGGTGATCAGGGCACCGTGGTCGTCGTAGTACTCGACGAACGGGTACACCGCGACCCGTTCGCCGGAGTAGGCCTGCGTGTAGCCGGACAGGCACATCTGGACACGCTCGTCGTACCCGAGCGGCTGCCACTGCGCGTTCGCGGTCGGGGTGTCGGGCGGGGTGACGTTGATGCTCGCCGTGAGGGCCTGGTACACGCGGCCGTGGAACAGCACCAGGTCGCCGGGCTGGTAGTAGACGTCGTTGTCCCAGTCCTGGGAGGCGTACGGCAGAGGGATGCCCCACAGCACCGGCTGCTGCGGGTCCATCGTGGACTGCCCCGAGACGCGTCCGACCGAGCGCACGCCCATCGTGGCGACCGCGCTGCCGGAGTTGGTGTTGCGCACCCACAGGGCGTTCCCGGCGTTGTCGTCGGGGTTGGTCGGGTTCTGCACACCGATGCCCACCAGGACGCCGTTGGTTCCCGGGGTGACGCCTGCGGTGAAGGAGATCTCCTCCCACCCCGCCACGTGCCCGTTGCTGTCCACCAGCGTGGTGTCGGTGCCGTAGGTGACCGAGTTCCAGTAGGTGTTGTTCGCGGTCGTGCCGGAAGGCTTCTGCGCCGTGCCGTAGGCGCCGCTGCTGTTGGCCTTGTAGAGGTAGGTGCCGAACGCGACGATCTCCCCGGAGGCGTAGTTCACGCCGGAGTCCCACTGCGGGAAGGTGGGGTGGTCGAAGTCGGCCTGGTCGTCGGAAAGCATGAGGTTGCTGCCCAGACGCAGGTCGGCGTCGTAGCCGGTGGTCTCGGAGATGATCGAGCGGATCTGCTCCAGGGTGCCCTTCTGCCGCCCGAGGGTGGCTGCGTCCCGCACGCGCTGGCGGAAGAGGTAGGCCGGGGTGGACGCCTCGTACTGGATCCCGAACTGCTCGGCGATCTGCGCGACGCTCTCGTAGCGCGTGCGCATGGCGTCGTTGGTGTACCGGTTGGAGTCGTAGTAGCTCTTCACCATGTCGAAGCCGAAGCCGAAGATGGCGAGGAACGGGGCCAGGTAGGGGTTGAGCGTGTTGGAGTCGTCGGTGACGTTGTTGCCAGGGGCGACGTCGACCTTGTAGTAGTCCGGGACCAACGAGTAGAGCAGGTCGGCGTAGCCGTTGTCCTTCGGCATGAGGGTCGAGACGGTGCCTGCGCGGCTCCACCGGCCGGAGGCCTTGATGAAGACGGTGTAGTACAGCCAGTGCCCGCCGACAACTCCCTTGTCGATGAAGGAAGTTGCGGTGTGCGTCTGGTCGAGGAGGATCTCGCCGTCGTTCTCGTTGACCGCCCAGCCGTAGCGGTTGCGGATCAGTCGCAGGGTGTCCCACGTTCCGGCCGGGGCCTTCCAGTCCAGCAGCACGGTGGAGTAGTCCACGGGCGTGGCTGTGAACGGGCTGACGTCGAACTCGGGATGGATGTCCGTCCCGTACTTCGACAGCCCGTACAGGGAGATGCCGTAGGTTCCCACTGCTTACGCCTCCCGCAGCATCGCGGCGCTCAGTTGCAGGCTCTGAAGCGACAGCGTCTTGCCCGTGAGGGGGTGGTAGACGGACAGGTCGATGGTCTTGCCTGCGGTGACCCAGCCCTGCCAGCCGATGTGCATGTGGCTGTTGCCGTCGGAGATCGGCGGGAGGTCCTGGGACATGATCGTCGAGCCGCCGACAGCGATGTTGATCTGCCGGTCGGCGCCGGTCGCGAGGGAGCCCTTGGCGTTGTACCAGAGCACGCGGCCGAAGACGATCCACCAACCGGAGCGGTTGGTGGTGATCGAGTGCCCGTTGAACAGTCCCTCGGGGTCGAAGGACGCGGCTGGCCTGGCGAAGGCGATCACCTTGGTGGCGTCGCCCTTGACGGTATCGGCGGACTTGGACAGGTAGCAGGCCGGTATGCCCTTGCCGCGCTGCACTGCGTCGAGGCGGGTGGCGACGGAGGCCCAGGTGTTGGTCTTCATCTTCAGCGCGGTGTCCTGGTGCGGGTTGATGCCCAGGGTCTGCTGAATCGCCACGACCTCGTCCTGGAGGTTGTTCACGTGGCTGGCGTCGATGTCCTCGACGAGGTTCTTGTGGACGGTGAACGACTTGTACTGGTGCGGGTAGACGGCGGCCATCAGCCGATCCCTCCGGTCATGGTGATGTTGGAGATGTCTCCGACCTTGGGGATTTCCCAGGCGCGGAAGACAACGTCGGCGGTGCCGGTCTGTGCGGCGTCGGCTCGGGCGATCATCGGGATACTGGCGTAGCGCACGCCGTCGACCGCGAGGAGGGCCTTGTAGAAGTCGGAGAGGGTCAGGCGCATACCGAAGTCGACGTTGGCGAACGACAGCATGTTCTTGAGCGCCTGCTGCACGTCGTAGAGGACCGAGGCCCGGGAGTAGCGGGGCCAGCACTCGACGACGATGGGGCTGGCGGCAGTGCCGATGTTCACGCCGACCACGGACGGGCCCGCGACGGTGACGGTGGCTCCGGCCAGCGCCTTGGACTGGAGGGTGCTCTGGACGTTCTGGAGGTTGGTCGCGCTGGGCTGGCCGCCGTCGGAGCCGATGACGTACACCGAGACGCTGGTGTACGTCGAGGCGACGGCCTTGGCGCGGACGATGCCGGGGATGGTCAGTGCGAGGTCGGAGAAGTCCTGGAGGGTGACACAGCGGTCCTGGGTGCGGAAGATGCGCGGGGCGTTGGCGCGGATCTGGTCGTTGGTCTCGGGGTCGGCCCCGCCGGTCATGGCCGAGGAGATCGCACCGCCGTCCGAGTCCTGGGCGATGGTGACGCCCGGCAGGTTGGAGGCGGACAGCGCGTTGACGACGCCCGCGTTGACGTTGCCAATCGCTCCCCCGCCCACGCGGTAGGTCGCGTAGATGGTCAACTGGTTCGTCGGGATAGCGCCGTTCAGGTTGTCGCCGAAGCGGATCCACGTGGCGCCGGAGTCGTCGAGGAACGTCGTGAAGACGCGGTCGGAGGGGTCGGCGTCGACCAGGTACGTGATGTACGTCCACTCGGTCAGGGTGTCGACGTCGTCCACGAAGACCTGCACGGTGCCGTTGATGACGGGAACGTCGGGCAGCCGGAACTCCTGCACGGGCAGGCCCGAGCTGGTGCCGACGTTGACCTGGGTGCGTGTGACTCCCTGGGTGACGGGGACCGTGGCCTTGCCGCCGTTGACGGGCACGAGGATGTCCGAGTCGGTCTCGTACGTGATCGGGGCGTCGATGGCCTCGATGTAGTCGGTGACGACCTGGGTGCCCGCAGGCACGAGGACGGCGGGGCCCGGGTTGGACGTCTGGAAGGTGACCGTGCCGGTGGCCGGGACGCCGTTGCTGGGGGTGTAGCCGAGCAGGTCTGCGATCTGGAGCAGGGACAGCCGCTGGGTCGCGGTGGGCAGGAACGCTTCCTGCTGGAGCCGGTCGCCGTAGTAGGACAGGCTGTCTCCGAGGTAGGAGAACAGCTCGACCATGAGCACACCGAAGTCGCCCTCGGAGCCGGGCACCCACTGCGGGAACTTGCGGGCGGCGTAGTCCAGCAGGGAGGCCTTGAAGCCCTCGTAGTCCCTGCTGGTGTAGTCGATCGCCGGTACGTCAGCCACTGATGACCTCGCTTACGGTGCCGCCCACACGGACCACGGCGGTGTTGGTCTGGAGCGACAGGCTGGAAGGGGACGACCCGGCCTCGCGGCGCATGTAGTCGACCTCGATACGAGCGAGGGACAACTGGGAGGCGTCCGGAATCGGGGTCGCCTTCTGGAGAACCACGCCGGGCTCATACGTATTGAACGCAGCCGTCACGGCGCGGCTGATTTCCTGAGCGACAAAGGACGCATCAGGGTCGAAAAGCAGATCAGCCACGGGAACCCCGTAATCCGGGAGCATGACCCGCTCCCCCGGCTGAGTGCCGACGAGTGCGTGTACGTGCTGGGCGATCTGCCTGTCCGGACTCGTCTCGACGGCGATAGTCCCGTCGGACGCTAGGCGGAATGGAACTGCAATCTCGGTAGGCATGCTTGCATTCTCCCAGGAATGCCTACCGACATTGCAGTTCGGTCAGGATGCCGGAACGATGTCCGCTATGGGGTTGCGGCACTGACCGCACACAGCCCGGTAGCGGGGCTCCGTGGAGTTGGGATACATGTCCACGGTGTACGAGATGCCCTCGACTGGGCACCCCTCCGTACGACAGGTCACAACCATACTGACTGGCTGGGGCTCTTCCTCGTCCACGTTAACTCGCAATCACGATGTAATCGACACCTGTAGCAGTGGTATTGGCGCGGGTCAGCCAGATGGTTATCGCATCCGTGGTGACTCCTGTGCAGCCGACTCCGGTCACGGAGGTGCCAGGCACGGTGGTAGACGGGGTGGCCACCGCCCGTGGGCTGGATCCGATAAGTCCCAACCCGGTTATCGTTACCGACGTCGGATCGTTAGCGGCATTAGGGGTAATGGTAACGCGTCCGGTGACGATGTTACTGGCGGAGAGGACTCCCTCTACCTCAATAGCATCGCTGCCGATTATCGTCTCCGTCTTGCTGCCGTTGTTCGTGTAGCCCTGGTAGAACTGTGGAATGTTCGTGGCAGTGGAACTTGCCGGAGGGTAGATGGCCAGCGACCTGGAAGTGCTTGTACCGTCGACCGAAAGGACTCCGGGCTGGTCAGACGCCGTCGCGCTGTAGAAGAGCAACTGGGCGAAGTTTGCAGGGTTGGCCGCGCTCATTTCGACGCGGGCGCCCGATGCAGCGCTTCGGACAGTCGCGCCGGTCACCGTGGACGAACCTGTGATCGTGACACCGTTGATCGTCTTGCCGTTGATGGCGTTGGCATCGAGTTTGTCGGCGGTGATGGACCCGGCCACGACCAGCGCGTTGTCCACGGCCTTGCGCATCTTGACGTTGGTGACGAGCCAGTACCCGGCCGCCGTCGTCGGTGTCGTCTGTGACGGACCTACACCGAACGTCGCCAGGTACTTCCCGGCCGGGATCGTGATCTGGCCGCTGATCTTGGTCCAGGTTGTTGCCGCAGACGGGGCGAGGCTTGTGGTGGCGGGCCAGGAGGTGTTGGCGCCTGCTGCGTCCGACGTCGCAAGGAAGAACCGCATGTTGCTGTTGCAGGTGGCGGAGGCAGCCACCCACGCCTCGACGTAGTAGGTCTCCCCCGGCGACACCGGCATAGCGTTCAACGTTCCGGCGCTGTGCTTCCACGTCAGGTCAGTGTTGAGGCTGGTCTGAGAGATGAGTTTCGCGACCCACGAGGCTGGGGCCCCCGCCGTCACGCTGGGGTCGCTGGAGGCCGTCCGGACGACGCTGGTACCCCAATTCCAGGCGCTGCTGTTCTGCGTGAACTGGGGGTCCAGGATGATGTTCGATGTATCGCCGATGACCAGCTTGTCCGTGGTGATGGACCGGGCCCCGATAACGGACGCGCTGACGGTGCCCGTGGTGATCGAGCCACCGTTGATCGTCGTGGTGGTCGGGATGGTGCCGTTGTTCAACTGGTTGGCCGGGATGCTGACGCCCGCGCCGATGGAGCCGGTGACCGTGGTCGCCGAGGACGCGGACCCCGCTGTCGACGCGGAGGAGACCTGACCGGAGACGTTCGCGCCGGAGACGACGAGGTTGGTCGCGTCGATCTGGGACGCGGTCAGCTTGCCGACGGTGATCTTGGAGGCGTCGATGGACGCGATGACGCCGGACTCAGCGGTGATCGTCCCGGCCGCCATCTGGTTGGCGGTGACTGAGTTGGCCGCGATGTCTCCAGTGCCTGCCTGGTGCGCCGTTCCGGAGTTCGCGCTGGACGGGGCGGAGGCGATGGCGACCTTGGAGTAGGCGACCAGCCGGTAGTTGTAGGCGGAGGCGTAGTTCTGGACGGAGTCGTAGAGGAAGTCTGGGCCGGGCAGGGTGCCGACGACGACCGGGTTGGAGAACGCCGGGTCGGTGTCTCGCTGCACTTGCACGTGGGAGAAGATCGCGGGCATCGCGAACCCGGAGGCGTCCTTGCCGTCCCAGGTGACGCGCAGGCCGCCGAGCACACCGGTAACCCCCGGGGCGGAGGGCACCGGAGGCGGGGTCGAGGACGAGGCACTGGTGATGTGCGCCGACGCCCACAGGGAGACGTTGCTGGAGATGTCGACTGCCTGCACGCGGACCGTGACGTCCACGCCGGTATGAAGACCGTCGAGGACGACGAGCGTGTCCTGGGTGACTTGTCCCCCGGACCAGTTGGTGCCGTCGTAGGACACCTGGAGGACGTAGTGGGAGAGGTCGGTGAGGTTGGTTCCGTCCTGGTTCTCCGTCGGCGCGGTCCAGCTCGCCTGCACGCGGGCCAGGGTGGATCCCTCGTTGGTGACGTACTGCACCGTGGTGAGGGTCAGTGCGGTCGGTTCCTTGGGCGGCAGCGTGTCGAGGGTGTCGCCGGTCGGCAGGCCGTCGACCGCGTCCTGGACGTCCTTGATGCCCAGCGGGGAGTAGACCGGCTTGGTGAGGTCTCCGCCGGAGAACTGCACCCACAGGGTTTGGCCGACCGGCGGCACCGTGTTCGTCGGGGATGCCGGAACGGCCCACGCGCTTTCCGCGCTTCCCAGGACCTGCGGAATCAGCAGGGTAACCCGCGCCTCATTCAGCGGGTCCTGGTTATTGGAGACACTTCCCCGGTACATGCCCAGTATCGGCTCAGCCGACATTGATATCCTCCAGAAGGCTCGACTCCCAGAACTGCTTGTTTCTCAGAACAGCCGGGACGCTGTCGAACTTGAAACGCTTGTTCGCATCGCTTCGGAATGTTACCGCGTAGGGCTGGTCCCTTTCCGCATCCACCGTTGTGGTGAACAGCAGTCCGGAGTTGTCCTTGCTGCGGTTGATGATGTGCTTTGTCGAGGTGACCATCCACCGTCCCTGACGGTCGGAGGAAATCGACGAGCCGGAAATACCAATGAGCGTTCCCGGGGAAACCTTCGACGTGCCGTATACCGTCGCCTGAATGGTGATCCATCCTTGCGAAGCCAGCGTGCGCGCTTCCATGAGTGCCTGGGCGTCCGCGTAGTTGTCGACCGCGCGGGACGTGGTGATCGTGTTCAGGAACGAGGACGCTCCGGTCTTCGCCGAGGATGACGCCTGAATGACCCGGCCGGTCTTTGCGTCCAGGCCGGAAATGGCGGACGTGCCGGTAGTTCCGTTGGCCCGAGGAATCATGGTGCCCGCCAGGATCGTCATGTCCTGGAGGGTGTCGTACTTGCCGGGCCGCTGGCTCTTCGTGAACACCGGAATGTCCTGGGCCTTCTGCCCGAGGAGCAGAATTCGCGGGTCCAGGAAGTACAGCGTCGTGCCTTCCACCCAGAAGCGGAAACCCGTCTCGGTCGCAAGGTCGGACACCAACTTGAAATCGGACTGGCCAGACTGCGCCCAGTAGGTGAGGCGCCGGGCGCTCGGGGAGATGACCGTACGGAGCCCGTTCTCCCGGCCCACCTGCCGCACGATCGACGTGGGGCTGACGTTCTTCCACGACCGTGTGCGCTGGGTGTTCATGGGCAGCGACGTCCCGATGCAGATGTACCGGGTGGTGACGGTCTGGTTGGCAGAGGTGGCCATCACGCTGGAGTGGTGTACGTAGCCGTACCAGCGCGACATGTCGTTCGGGGACCGGCCGTAGTCCAGGACCACGGGGGCCAGCTCGGGGTAGGCGGTCCGGCCGATGGGCGTGGACACGTCGATGATGGCCATGGCGTGGGCGCCATAGCCTTCGCGGACCTCGACCCGGTAGATGTAGTCGGTCACCCGGTCCGCGCCGATGGCCAGCCGGGTGACAGGTGGCTGCTCAGACACTGGGGACCCGCACGATCTGCCCCGGGGTGATCACGGTCCAGTCCATGATCTCCGGGTTCGCGTCGGCGATGTGCCACCACATGCTGGGGTCGCCGTAGTACTGCTGCGCGAGCAGGTCGATACGGTCGGCCGACGTCAACTGGTGGTATGTGAAGTTGAACGTCCACTCTCGCTGCTGGCCGGGCACGACGGTGAGGTTGGTGCCCCGGCTGGAGGCGACGAGGGTGAGCGTGGAGTCTGCGTAGCGGGAGTTGTTGGTGATCACCGTCCGGCCTTTCCGCTCTTGGCCGCCTGCTCGGAGGCAGACAGCGGGTCGCCCCAGTTGCCCGCGCGGGGGCCGATGAAGCCGGGCTTGGCCTCGTACTTGTTGCCGCCCTGCGGCGTCGGCAGGAGCGTCACGGTGACGGTGACCTGCGCGCGGGAGGGGATCATCTCCTGGGTCCAGTGGGTGTACTGGAGGTCCAACTGCTGGATGACGCCGTAGTAGGACAGCGACGTGCCGATCACGACGTACACCGGTACGTAGGTCATGGGACCGGCCGGACCGTTGGTGTAGGTGCCCTTCGAGAACGCCTTCTTGTAGGCGTCCGCGTCGGAACTGCTGTCGTCGGTGACCGGCATCGGGGTGGCGATACCGGTGATCTTGTACAGGGCGAGGATGTCGTAGGCCACGCCGAAGGAAGGCACCATCGTGGCGGCCTCCCCGTACAACTTCGAGGAGTCCCACAGTTCGTAGGTCCGGTCGAAGAGCAGGCTGAACGACAGCGTCTGCTGGAGCGGGAGCAGCGTCTGCCCGGCGGTGACGTCGTCCTTGTTCACTGCGTTCGGGTCGGACAGCACGTTGGTGTCGATGCCGTGGGAGATGCTGATCGTGCTCGGGTTGTAGAGGAAGTTGCAGCGCTGGCGGGCGCCGCTCACTGCCTTCTCCTGAATGATGAATCCCCGGGTCAACTTCTTTCCGCCCGACCCGGTAACCCAGTCGACCCCGCCCAGGTTCTGGGTGAACGGAATGCTGGTGATTCGCGGGTCGAAGGGACCGTTGTCGGTTATCTTGCTGGCGGCCATTACGCGACCGCCCGAGTATGAAGTCGCATTGTTAGTTACCTGCCGCGATGAGGTTGATTCGGTTGTCCTCGGCGATGGCCGTCATGATCTGCTGAGCAGCGTCACGGGCCGACTGGGAGTCCATGGCACCTTGCACCTTCACGGTGATCGCACCGGCATTGAAGTGCAGGGTGGCCGCGCCACCCTTGGTATGAAGCCCGCCGACTCCGTTGCTCAGTGGCGTGTTGCCAGACAGCGCGGCACGCACAGCCTCGGCCTGGTAGGCCGGGATGATCATCTCGCCCTTGTGTACGCGGGCCGTCTGGTCGACGTCGATGTTGGTCGAGCCGACCGCGTATCCCTTGTACGCGCCGCCATTCGCCATGGCCTTGATTCCGGGGACATTGTCCAGGCTGTGGTAGCGCGATTCCGCGTAGCGCACACCGGCAATGATGTTATCGACCGGGTTCCAAATGTCCTTGTGGCCCTTGAGCGAATACGCGTTGAACGTCGAATCGATGGTCTGCATAATGCCCTTGGACGGGTGGCCCGCCTTGGCATTGGAGTCGGTGCGGTTGATGGCCCGGGGGTTGCCGCTGGACTCGTGCATGATCATCGTGTTGACGATGGACTCGTTGTGCTTGGTGTCCTGCTTGAGGATCCCGAGCGCACTCTTGATCCACTTGGCGACGTTGCCCTTCGGCATCGCCCCCGTGGGGACGTCGCTGGAGGAGTCGTCCGAGGAGGTGTCCTTGCTGGACGCGCTGGAGCCAGTGTTGATCTGAGCCGTGGAGATGCCCGCCGCGATGGCGTCGACTTCCTCGGTTGATCCGTACGCGCCGACGTCACCACCGAAGCCCATGCTGGACAGCCGGTTGGAGTCCGACCCGGCCGTGTCCTCGGAGTCGCTGCCGACGTCGCTCATGCTGCCGACAGAGCCGAGGATCCGCACGGCGTTGGTGAACTCGCTGGGCTTGAAGGAGCGGACCCGTACCACGGCGCCCGTGTGCGGAGCCTCGATCAGCCTGCCTCCGCCGATGCACATCACGACGTGGTGCGCGGGGTCACCGTTGAACATCAGGTCACCGGGGCGCACGTCGCTCATCTTGACCTTCTTACCGGCCCGCTGCTGCTGCGCGGCGGTGCGGGGCAGGGAGACGCCGATCTGCCGGAAGGAGTACTGGAGCAGTCCGGAGCAGTCGAAGCCCTTCGGCGTGCTGCCACCCCAGACGTACTTCACGCCGAGGTACTTCATGGCGACCTTGATGACGGCCGCAGCCGTCTTGCCCGCGCCCGAGGTTCCTGTGGCCTTCGCACCGGACGTCTTGCTGCCGGTTGCCGCAGCCGCACCGCCAGCCGTGGCACCGCCGAAGAAGTTGCTGACGATGCCCACTCCCGCGCCGATCGTTCCGCCGACAGCGGCACCGACAGCGGTACCGATGACGGGGACGACGGAGCCGACCGCAGCACCGGCGAGAGCGCCGGTACCGGCGTCCACCGCGACGTGGCCCCACTTGTTGCCCGTCCCGCCCTTCTTGCTGACCTTGTCAACGACCTTCGAGCCGAAGTGGTGGGTGAGGTAGGCACCGGCACCGTAGGCCCCAGCAGCCCCCACAGCGCCCGCGCTCAGGTCCAACGCACCCGCAGCGCCTGCGGCACCGGGTATACGCCCCAGCAGGCCGCCAGCGCCTCCGCCGCTACCCATCAGACCGCTGCCGAGCCGCATGGCTCCGCTGAGACCGCGCGCAGCGCCCCAGGCACCCACACCGGCACCGAGACTGGAGCCGAGCACCGAACCGGCGCCTCCGACTGCGCCCATCGCCGTGGACAGGCCGGTTGCCTTGAGGACGCCCTGGAGCGCGGTGGAGAACTGGTCCAGGTACTTCGTCGCCGTCTGGAGACCTGCGGTGAATCCGTCGTTCTCGTTGACGTCCTGGTTGCGCAGGGTGCCCGCGCGGGTCATCAGGGTGTTGGCGGTCGACCCGCCGATGCCCAGCTTCCCGAGGGCGGACTGAGCGGAGTTCTTCTCCTCCTGCGTCTTGCCGTTGTCGCGCTTGTTGGCCAGGTTGACGTAGGTCTGTGCGGACGCGCCGGACACCTGCGCGAGCATCATGCCCTTGAGTTCGCCACGGACCAGTTCGAGGGTCTTGGGGTCCAGGGTCCGGGAGAGGGACTGCATGATGCCGGACTGGTCGTTGTCGAGCGTTCCGGCGATCTGCTCCTTGGTCTTCAGGTTCTTGAGGTTCGGCCACCGGGCGAGTGCCTGCTGGGCGATCTGTCGCGGGGACTGCTTCTGCCCGTTCTTGATCGTCGAGATGCCGATGGCCTGCATCCCGTAGTACGTGCCAGCGGTCCACGCGGCGGCCGTTCCCTGGGCGCGCTGCGTCTCGGACATGCCCGGGTTCATGTAGCCCGAGGTGCCCTTGACGTAGTTCCACTGCTGGTTGAAGGAGGAGGAGCCCGCCGACAGACCGGTACGGGTCATCGTGCCGTAGGCCGTCGCAGCGTCCTGGGTCGACACTGCGGTGAAGTTGTTCTTGAAGCCCTGGTCTCGCAGGGTGTGCCAGGACGAGGAGGATCCCTGTGCAGCCTGGTAGGCGGTCGTCTGCATGACCACCTGGTCGGGCAACTTCTTCTGGCCCCACGCGACGACGCTGGACAGCGTGCCCTTGAGGCCGCCGTTGTTCGAGCGTCGGCCGCCGTTGTTGGCCGCGCCGCCACCCAGGCGAGGTGTGTTGGCGCCGGAGCCACCGTTGTTGCCGCCCTGGCCACCGTTGTTGGTCGCGCCACCACCCTGGTTGCTGTTGGTGGAGAAGCGCGCGCCGCCCCCGTTGCCGGTGGGCGAGCCCGTACCGACCTGGCCGCCGTTGGTGCGGCCGTGGGCGTAGTTGCTGGTGCCGTTCCAGACGTCGCCCAGCGCAAGGCCGAGTCCACGGGAGCGGGACATCTGCCCGACTCCGGTATTTACGCCCTTGAGGCCCTTGTTCAAGTCGTTGATGGTGCGCGTAAGGGCAGAGATCGCGTCCTGGGCATTGTTCCAGCCCAAGAGCGGTCCCTGCCCCGCCACGTTGTTGCTAGCCATTTTCCGCCTCAGCACTTCGCCTATGTCGCTGCGCCCTGAACCACTTCACCCAGTGAAGACGCTCGCGCACGGTCAACCGGCGAATCTCGCTGAGGCTCCACGCCGGACTTAGTTCGACTAGTTGCTCGTATTCGAAGTACGT